TTGCTGCCGTAATAAGGGAAGCGTAAAAGTTCTCCATCCCTGTAGACTTTGTAGTGCTGGCAGGTTGATTCGCTGATGTTTCGTTTTTGCAGCCTTTGGGCTGATCCTTTGAATTGAACATTGGTGGGCATGTTATGTGTGTGATTAACCTCGTTTTCTCTGGTTAAGTTTTGACAACTAAAACAAAATGTATTGCCGTCGTCATATATTGCTTTTGCGTCAGATGAGCCACATACTTCACATGGCTCATGTCTTAAAAACTCTGCTGTCATTTCAACCAATCAACTGGTATGCAATGAGCGGCGCACCATAATATTTGATATCGCTCGCACCATTTCGCATACGTTGTCTTGCTGCGCTTAGAGATACGTTTGTATGGATCTTGAAAAACCATACGTAAATCTATGTCTGGGTTGTCCTTGATTACTTGTCTAATCTTGCGTCTAGATGGTGGATCCCAATATCCTTTAACCTCTAGTATCACTCCTTTATTTGGTATTACAAAATCAGGAGTATAGCTGTGCTCTATAACGTAAGGGTATGAAACTTCTTCGTATTCATAGTCAACTCCTAGTTGTACTAATAGGTCAGCTACTTTTTCTTCTAGCCCTGATCGAAATCCCATTAGAAGTCATCTTCTACTGAGCTAGGTGATGTATCTACAGTTACGTTAGGTTCTGATGCTTTAAATCCAGCAGTATTTCCAAACATTTCTGCGACGCCTGCTTCGTCTAAGTCACCTGTGTCTACACCAACCTCTGATTGGATACTCACTATCTGAACTCCGCTCAGTTTGAGTGATGTGCCATAGGTCACGCCATCTCTTAGTATGTATGGCTTTTGAGTAAATCCAAGCTTAACTTTACTGCCTGAATATACTGGTGTTTCTGAATTTGTAATAGGAGTTCCCTCAGTATCTACAACTGGAGGTCTCTTCTCGTCATTCCAAGAGAACTTGATAAGGTATTTACCATCGCTAACCTCTTCCCATGGGGTAGGTTTTAGTGTTGATCTCTTTGGATTCTTTAGCTTTGATTCAGCCCATTTAAGGCAGTCCTCTCGCTCTGTCTCTAGTGTGGAGATTAAGTCATCTCCAACTATCGCTTTTAATGAATAGCCAAACTTGCTTGGCTTTAACACAGCTTGATAACCTTCAAGGGTTACAGGCTCGGGTGTTACGTGTATGTTTCTCATTAACAAAAAAAGTATTGTGAATCAATTACGGCTTCTGGTTTTAAGTCGCCAATAATCGGTGGGTTTTCTTCAGCTCCTATTGCTAGGGCGAAGTCGGTTAGGGGTTCATGCTCTGCAAACAGAGTCATGTAAGTTTTACGTACCAATGTGGACAGTTTGCACATATCAGTAGCTCTACATAGAACTGAATCATGTATCAATGCAATAGGGAAATTGACATCTTTAACTGCAAGATGAAGTAAAGAAGCATCAAGCGAATGAATAAGGTTTGGTGCAGTAGCATTCTTGTGATGTTTTAAGTCAACACCTTTCTCAGCTCCTGCCACACTTATACTTACTCTTCCCATTAATTGACACTGTATTATTTCGCTAGCAGTCTTCATAAGGCGTTGATTAACTACAAAACCTGATGGGGTTGTCCATTTAATCTCTTGCGCTCCAGCTTTAATAGCTCTAGCTACCTCAGTTTCTATCCATTTCATAACTCTCATAGCACCGGGAACTACTTGTTCCATGGCTATACGCACAGCTGATACACATGAGGTTAATTCTTCTTTATCTACATCTACGTCCTTATCCTTAAAAGCATCTCTAATGTACGACCTGTTAGAGAAAGGTTTTGCATTGTAAGGTATAGTCATAACGCACCTTTTGGTGGCTTTTCTATCCCAATGAGGACGTAATCTTTCAGGTATTGCCTCCATGCTCCTTGAAGCGATGGTTGCGTACGCATCTTGAGGTTTATCACTACCTAAAACATTTACCATGCGAGCTGTGGAGGCGTCCTTAGCGAGACCGGCGAGAATCTGTAGACCACTACATGTAGCGTCTACTGCTACAGGGAGATGTGTGTGAAAGCGATGCTCGTAATGTAGCTCGTACCATTCGTTACAAGCAGCCAAGAATAACCAAGGATCGTCTGCATGTTCCCAGTCAGCTACGTTACCAATAGGGTCACGCCATACACGCTCTACTAAAGCTCTGTTTTCGTAGTCATCTATCCAAGCTATACGCTCTTCCATAGTTGCCTTCGATAAACCGTATGACGTACTGAGCTGGAATTTTATCCATTCCATACCTTTCTTAGTTATCTTTGTACCTTCATTGAAGAGAATCAGACTTTTTCCAAAATCAGTATCTTGTGGTGTTAATAGGTTTGGGATGGGATACACACGTCCTCGGTAGTCAAAACTCCAAGGTATGTAATACACCTTATCTTCAAACTCTCTGACTACTTCCATAGTCATCTTAGTTCTACAAGCTTTACGAGTTTCGTTCTTACGTGCAGTATAAATTATCGCTGCTTGTCTTCTCCATTCCCTCCATGTGTCCTTGCTCGCTTCTTCTGGAGGTTTAGGAGGTATCTCATAATGAATAACAGGTCTAAATTTTCCTACGCTAATTCCTCTTTCTTCTAGTTCCTTCGCAACCTCTACTATAAAAGGGTTTAGCTTATATGAAACTTGTTGAATTTTATTAATGAACTGGTAGGGAATTTCTCCCTGTATAGGTGCGTGCTTGACCCTTCTTATAAATTGATGGCAACGTGTTAAATCATTTAGGTAATATCCACCATCCTGTAAAGAATGCCAGTTACGTGGAGGGATAAGCATAGGCTTAGCCAACGGGCTAAATAACTTTGCCATTCGCATAATTTCGTCATGGTGATTCATTAATAATTCTGATGGTTCTATCACTGAATATGTTTTTCTACCTTTTCTTTCCTTTCCTTGAACGAACCAACCAGATACCTCACATAAACAATCTAAAAAGAATACACCTACCTTGGCATGAGTCTTTTCTCCAGCCCATGAAACCCAAGGTGTTATGTGTTGTTTGTGCATTGTAGTTTGTATGCACTTTCTTTTAGATTCAGTACCCCTAGCTTGATGCCAGTAGTTCTTTTTGAGTGTTATGAATAAACCTTTAGCTTCGTTTTCGTAGTATTCCATCTGAGCTTCTGCTTCTAATGCTTTACCTATAGCCTCAACAATAGGAGTAAGCTTATGCTTTCTAGAGATAGGTGAGAACACCATGTCAAATACTATTTTGGTTGCAAGAACTGCTTGGACTGGTGAATCAGTTGGTAGTACATATTTGTGTATTATTGCTTTACTAACATCATTACCTCTTCGATTATATTTTTTCTTTTTCTTATCAATGTATGCAATTAGATCAGGCAATATGGATTTCATACATGATGAGCCATAAACAGTAGCGGACGCATAATTCTTATCCTCTAACTTTTTAGTGTTAGTCATAAGTTTATGTAGTCCACCACTTATTTGTTTACGCTCGAATTCCTGCTGATCATCAATCTGTTTTTCGGTTAGCATGCTCGGTAGATATAATCGTGCACTTTCGTACACTAAATAAATAAGAAAGGGACTAGCTTTTCAGCTAATCCCATCATTTATTTACAAATATCTCTGGGGGATTTTAAGTCCGGCGCGTCTACCAATTCCGCCACACTCCCAAGGGATCTCACGGAATTAATTGTAACAACGCGACTTAACATATCCAAAAATCGTTGTAAAAAGTGATGAAATCGAGATCTATAGACGCGGAAGACTACGCAACCATGGAGTCTATAGAGTTAGCACGTTCTGCTTTTGTTTTGTCGGCAGCGTGCAGGTATCTCTCGGTTACCCTTGTTGATGAATGACCTAAATGGTCAGCAACGTCCTTGATATTGACGCCAGCCTGAATCATCAAAGTTCCTGCTGTATGACGTAGCCCATGAAACGTATAAGTTCCATCGGTCTTACCAATATGACGTAAGCACTTTCTAAAGTGTCGACGTAATTGGTCAGCGTTTAGCCAGTCATCGCCAAACACTAGAGTATTCTCTTTGCACCTTCGTACAAGCATTGGAATCAAATCGTCATGTATGCCACATGTACGGTCTTTTTTACCGACTGCTTTTGGCTTCACGATTGTGATAATGCCTGTGTCAAGGTTTACTTTATGTGGTTTTAATGAAAGGATCTTGTCCTGTCTTATACCAGTTAAAGCAGCAAAGTGAATGATGTCAGCTAATGGGTCATGTATTAGGCAATTTCTTGCATAATGAATCATTTCTCTGACCTCGTCTGCTGTAAAAGCATTACGCTCTAGTGCGTCCTCGTCTTCGCTAAATCTTTTAAAGCGAGGGACTGTCCAGTCCTGTCTTAAAAGTTGGCATTCTTGACAGAATTTCAAAATCTTTGAAACTGCCGAGATGTATCTGTTAATAGAAGCGTTCTTCATTCCCTGAGATTGTAATTCCCAGCAATCCTCTAATACCAATCGCATAGTTATTTTATGCGGATCAAAT